TGTTTATTTTTGCTTTTGCACCAATGGAGTGCGGGCTGGAATGACTCTTAATCAGGGGGTCGCACGGTTCAATCCCTGCTCGGCGGACCAACCATAGGGAGTCATGTTGGAAACAGCATGGCTCCCATTTTTTATGCCTACGAACAAGGGTTTTCCAGACGCTCACGTCTTTGGAAACAACCCACCCTCTGGAAAGCAACTGCTCCAGTCGAAACCAGAGGGGCAAATTTGAAAGAAAGGTCGGTGATATGAATGGCAAAGTTCCAGAACCCCGGAGCGTTCTTCCTCGGAACTCTGGTTGCTCAGGAGCAGAAGTTCCTGAAGCCGCTGATTGAAAATGCCCGCAAGCAGGGGTACACCCGGTTCGTTGAGCCGTGCGCCGGCGCTTTCGCCATGTCGCACATCGCGGCGCAGTGTGGGTACAAGCCCAGCGAGATTGAGGCCAGCGACGTTTCGATGTTCACCTCCATCATGGGATATGCTATCACGGGCCAGTCCCTTGAGGAGCTGGAAATCAGAGCGGATGGCTTCACGAATGAGGAACTGCTCGACCCTGCGGTTGCCCTCTATGCCCAGTTGTACCTGCGAACCGTAAAGAACGCCGGGAAGGAATACTTCTACGGCATCATGCGCGATCTGGAATACCGCAAGGAGGAACATCTGGCGGAAATCCGTGCACAGCTCGACAGGGCCAAGCAGTCCTTGCATGGGATGAGCTACCGCCCACTGGATATGTGGAAGCACCTTGAAACGTGCTATGATGACCCCCACTGTCTTGTGGTCGCAAACCCGCCCACCTATGCCGCTGGCTTCGAGAAGTGGTATGACACCGGCGGGCGCATGACGTGGAAAGAACCTGAGTACGGCATCTTTGACCCGAAGACCGGGCTGACTGAGCTGTACGACAAGATGAACGATGCCAAGTGCCTTCTGATGTGCTACGAGGAGAACGCCCCGGGCCTCACTGCCGGGCATCCTGTCTTTGCCCGGTATGGTGTGCGTGACGGCATCAACGTGTACCTGACTACCAACCGCCCGGATGAGGCGACCATGCTTGCCGAGGGTAAAATGATTACCCGCCCGAACGAGGGCAAGCTGGAGCCGCTGGATTGCAGCATCCTGCCGCGTGATTATGAAATCACCCGCAAGAGCAAGATTCAGATTACTCAGATCGAGCGCACCGCCGCCCAGTATTACAGAAAGCTCTGGACGCATAACTTCGTCGGCTCGTCTGCGCCTATCAACATGGCCGTCCTCATCGACGGCAAACTGGCTGGCGTGTTCGGGCTGGACAAGTCGGCGCTCACGATGGGAGCCTTCGGCACGCAGGTTTCCGATGCCGTGTTCCTCATGTACGGCATGACCGTTCCCCATAAGACCTACCGGCTGGGGCGGCTGCTGACCATGCTTGCACAGAACAGGCCGCTGATTATGAATATCTGCACGGATTTGGAGAAGGAAAAGGCCAAGTCCCTCAAGACGGTGCAGATGACCAAGTACCCGGAGGCCAAGGAAATGCGGGGGCTGATGGAGCTGACCAAGAAAGTCCCGGATAAGAAGATGGGATACCGGCTCACATACGAGTCGCCTTTGTACGATAGAAACGCCAAACAGGCATTGAATGAATGGTTAGGGAGGGAAGAACGATGGCAGAAACAGCGCGAGAAAACCAAGTCGGCAGCGCAGCCGTAAAGTATGAAACGGTCGCCGACATGGGTTCCGGTCTGGTCATTGCCAAAGTAAAGCTGACCGACTTCCGCGAGCAGGACATTAACGCTCGCATAATGAAGACCGAGATGCAGAAGCAGCTCACCGACAACATCAAGAAGCGGGGCCAGCTTGAAAGCCTCCCGTTCTGCGCACTCATCGACGGCAAGATCGAGATTATCTCCGGCCACCACCGCATCCGTTCTGCAAAGGACAGCGGTGTGCTGACGGAGCTTTTTGTCATTCTGGACACCACCGGCCTGCGGCGCTCTCAGGTGGCCGCAAAGCAGTTGGCGCACAACGCCATCAGCGGCTTTGATGACCAGTCCACCCTGAAGGAAATCGCCAAGATGATCGACGATGTGGACGATATGCTGGAAAGCTACATTGGCAAGGACATCATCGGCGAGCCTATGGCCGAGCTTGAGAAGCTGCTGTCCCCGAAGGTGGAGTTTGACTGGAAAAACGTCACGTTCACCTTCCTGCCACACCAGCTCCGCGATTTGGACCAGCTTGTGAAGGTTCTGGGTTCCCTCAGCCCCGATATGCTGGGCGTTGCAGATATTGACCAGCACGAGGAGTTCATCGAAACCATCACGAAGTACCAGCAGTTTGCCAACGTCAAGAACACCGGCGCTGCCATCCACGCCATGATTAAGGCCACCGAGTCCCTGTTCGATGACCTGCACTTCGATGAAAGTCAGGAGTGGGTGCAGTTGCCCAACCTGTTCGGCTCTCCGGCCATCCCCAAAGAGGCTGCTGATACCATCACGCAGGCGCTCGACAAGATGGTCAAGGAGGGCGAGATCGGCCCGAAGAACAAGTGGCAGGCCCTTGAATACTGGGCTGCGGATTATCTGGCAGGGAAGTAGGTGATAGCAAATGCCTACGCCTCTAAAGTACAATCCGGCGTACCACGATGACTGGGCATGGTCACTTGCTATCAAGGGCGCAACAGATCAGGACATTGCCGATGCCTTCCACGTTTCGCGTAGGACCATCATTCGCTGGCGACAGACGTACCCGTCGTTCAATACGGCCTGTCAGAGCGGAAAAGAAGTCGCCGACGCAAAAGTAAAAAAATCTCTGTTTGAACGCGCTGTAGGCTTTGAATATCAGGAAAAGGAAAGCGTCATTGACGTAGACCCTCGGACTGGTGAGCAGAAGCCGGTCCGGGTCAGAACGCTCACGAAGAAAGCCGTTCCCGATACAATGGCTCAAATGTACTGGCTCAACAATCGTTGTAGAGAGGAGTTCTCTCAGACTCAGAAGGTCACGCTTGATGGTTCTGTTCAGGCCAGACCTTATGAGAACCTGAGCGAGGAGGAGCTAAGGGAGGCTCTGGCCTGCATGAGCGATGAAGAAGACTCCGAATAAACGCTCCTATTCTAAAGCTCAAAAAGCCGCGTCCCGTGAGGAGCTTCGTAATGAATTGGCGAGACGGTACTATGCCGATTATGTCCAGTACGTTCACATGGGCAGGTGGAAAAGAGCCAGACACCTCGACCTTGTGTGCGAGAAGCTGGAAAGCATCATAGAGGGGAAGACCAAGCGGCTGATGATATTCATGCCGCCGCGCCACGGCAAGTCCATGACCGTGACCGAAACCTTCCCCTCGTTCTATCTGGGAAAGAACCCAGAGAAGCGTGTCATCGAGATCAGCTATAGCGGCGACCTTGCCCAGCAATTCGGCAAGCGGAACCGCGATAAGGTCGAGGAGTTCGGTCCTGCGCTGTTTGGGCATACCATCTCCCAAGTGCAGGCCACCAAAACGAACTGGAACCTCGACAACGGCATGGGCGGCATGATCTCCGTTGGTATCGGCGGCTCCATCACCGGCTATGGCGCAGACCTGCTTATCGTCGATGACCCCATCAAGAACCGCGCCGAGGCTGAATCTGCCACCTACCGCGATAAGCTGTGGGACGAGTACCAGTCCACGGTGAGTACCCGACTGCACGCAGGCGGCGCTGTTATCATCATCCTTACCCGCTGGCACGAAGATGACCTTGCCGCCCGGCTCCTGAACCCGGAGTACGGCAAGGTTGAGGACTGGGACATTATCTCGCTCCCGGCCGTTTGCGAAGACCCGGCTACCGACCCTCTGGGCCGTGAGCTAGGTGAGGCGCTGTGGCCTGCGGGCGGCTACGACGAAGCATGGGCTGCACAACAGAAAGAGACCGTCGGTACATACGCATGGTCTTCTCTGTATATGCAGACCCCAACACCAAGCTCCGGCGGTATGTTCAAGAGAGAGTGGTGGAAACGCTGGGCGGCGCTGCCGTCCGGCCTGCATGACTTCATCCAGTCGTGGGACTGCACCTTCAAGGACAAGGACGGCTCGGACTTCGTTGTTGGACAGGTCTGGGCAAGGAAAGGCGCAGACCGCTATCTGCTCGATCAGGTGCGTGGCCGCATGAGCTTCACGGAAACGCTGGATGCCATGCGCGGGCTTTCCTCCAAGTGGCCCCAGACCACAAGAAAGCTGGTCGAGGACAAGGCCAACGGCACGGCGGTCATCGACGTGCTGAAGAAAGAAATCCCCGGAATCATCCCGGTGGAGCCGTTTGGTGGCAAGGTGGTCCGCGCCCATGCGACCACCGCTGTGGCTGAAGCTGGAAACGTCTACATCCCAGCGGCATCTGCCTGTCCGTGGGTGATGGACTTTGTGGAGGAAATGGCGGCGTTCCCAAGCGGTGCGCACGATGACCAAGTTGACTGCTATTCGCAGGCGAACGCCTATTACAACGACAATACGTTTGATATTCGTTCGCTGATAACGTAAGAAAAGAGGTGAATGCAATGCTGATTATTTTCTCGGTCAATGACCAGAAAATCACCCATGACCTGAAAGGCCAGCTTGTCGCAGGCAGCGTAGACATTGTGCAGGCCGCATTCAAATTTGACAGCTCGTGGGATGAACTGGACAAGATCGTCGTCTTCACGAGCAGCGCTTGTCCCAAGCCCATCCCGGTGCAGTTTGCCGATGAGGCGTTCTACATCCCGAAGGATGTGCTGAAGCCCGGCAAGCTCTACGTTTCCGTGGTCGGTTTCGGGCTGGATGGTCGGAAGAAAACTACGCAGAAGTGGGACATCATGCAGGCTATCACCGTTCAGAATTGCGGCGATGGCGGCGATTGTGACCTGCTGCGATATTTGGCACAAGGTCAGGTCGCCGACGGGAAAGTCGCAAAGGACGAAGAAGTCAAAGATATGCTGGACACTGTGTTTGGCAAATCGGAAGCTCCCAAACCAGACCCCGGTGGCTCGGACTCCAATGACAAGAACGTCAGCGAGGATGACATTGCCACCGATAAGGACGTAGCCGATATGCTCAACAAAGTATTTGGCTGATGTCCTCTCGCCCTTGAAAGAGGGCCTTAATTCGTCATAGCAGCGCTGAAACTGCTGTGAAATATAATTTTGGAGGTATGCAAATGCCCGTATCCGCAAGTAAGCTTGTAACCCTAGCTCAGTTGCAGGCGCAGGCGGAGAGAGTGAAGCAGGAGCTGGCGAAGTATACGCTGGCATCCGAGCTTGGCTCCCTCGCCAAGAAGAGCGAAATTTCGGAAGCTGACCTCTCGGCTGCTCTGAAGTCCGTTATTGACGGAAAGATGGATGCAGCAGACAGCATGACGACCGAGGCAATCAACAGTGCCATCGCCACCGCCATTGCAAAGTCTGCTCATGCACGCTTCGAGAAAGTTGAGAAGGTTCCTTCCAACGATGAGGCGCAGGATAATGTGCTGTATCTGGTGATGAATGCTGCCACCGGGTACTACGACATTTACGCTAAGGTCGGTGAGGAGGTCGTCCGTCTGGATGATACCACCGTTGACCTGAGCAACTATGCGACCATCGAACAGCTGAATGCCGTTTCTGGCGGCATTGGCGGCACGGTGTATGCAGGCACGAAGGAAGACCTGTCTGCATCCGATGATTCGGTTATCGCCGCGTATTTCAAGGCGCACACCGACGTGGCCGTCAAGAAGGGCGATGTCTTCGTGGTCACGACCACCGTTGGCAACTCTACCTACGAGAAGTCCGCCTACTTCTACGACGGCAAGGCGTGGGTGGCGATGACCGGCAATGTCGATGCCGATAAGGTCATCCTGCGCGAGAACATCACGCTGGCCGGTGGCTATACGCAGGTCGGCAACCTGACCAAGAGCCAGAACGGCACGGCCACTTTCTCCACCAAAGGCAAGAGCGTCATGGATGCCCTGACCGAGATTTTCAGCAAGCGGCTCCAGCCCAGCATCACCGCCCAGCCGTCCATCGGCACGTTCACGCTGACCGGTGCTGGTGCTGTTGAGGCCGGCACTAAGGTAGCTGCTGCGGCCTACTCTGGCGCAACGCTGAATGCTGGCTCCTACCAGTACGGCCCGGCCACCGGCGTTACCGCCACCAACTGGAAGGTCGAGCGCATCACCAATGCGGCCACCACGCAGGTGACTACTGCTGATGCAGCATCCCTGACCGCTGGCTCTGACAACAACAGCGGCTCTGGCTTCATCATCGGCGATGCAGGCGGCGACAATGCCGTGTCCAGCCTGAAGTACCGCGTGACTGCAACCCACGGTGCGGGCGTAACCGCAAAGGACAACCTCGGTGCAGATTCCAGCCCGGTCGTTGCCATTGCAGCAGGCAGCAAGACCAAGGACACCGCTGCCTACACCCCGTTCCGCAACGTGTTCTACGGTGCGTCCGCCAGCAAGGCCGCGCTGGACAGTGCGGCCATCCGTGCGCTGGGCAAGACCGGCAAGGCATATGCAGCTGGTACGCTGACCATCAATGTCCCCGTCGGTGCGCAGCGTGTGGCGATTGCCTGCATTGCGACGGCCAAGGGTGTCACCAAGGTCATCAACGAAACCGCGATGAACGCGGATGTCACCAGCACCTTCACCAAGTCTACCGTGTCCGTCGAGGGTGCAAATGGCTATGCGGCGAAGGATTACAACGTCTGGGTCTTTGAGCCTGCTGTTGCCTATGGCAATGCCGCAGTCCTCAAGGTTACGCTGGGCTGAGAGGGGAGGAACTGAACATGGCTGTGAACAATACCGCAAAGGCATACTCCAACATGGAGTTCCCCCTGAGCATGAAACGTCAGGATGCTTTTGCTCTTGACCCGACCTGCGTCTGGCCTTCTCTGGCTGAGGCGCAGAACTACGCAAAGACGAACCCGACCGCGTACATCGGTCAGGTTCTCTCCGTGGTTGTTGATGGTACGGCTACCGCATACACCATCAAGAACGCTGCTGGCGATCTCGCCCCTCTGGGCGCTGCCGCAGTTGATATTGCGACCGATTCCGAAGTGAGCGAGATGCTGAGTGAAGTATTTCCCGCCGATAACACCTGATAACGATATGGAGGAATGAACGATATGGCATACAATGAGGAAAAGCTGGCCCGCCTGAAGCACCTGAAGCAGCTCGCACAGAAAGCTAAGGCTGAGAGCGACGCTGTTGCTACTCGTGTTAAGGCTCTGGAAGATGCTGGCGCACAGGCCAACGTGCTGGAGACCATTAAGGTCAACGGCGTGGTGCAGAGCATCGAGGATAAGGCTGTGGACATCAAGCTTCCCGGCTACACTGTGGAGAAGTCTGAGAAGTCCGACGACTATGCTGCTGTCTACCAGCTCATGAAGGATGGCGTTGCAGTTGGCGCGGCTATCAACATTCCGAAGGATATGGTGGTTAAGTCTGGCTCTGTTGTGACTAACCCCACCGGCCAGCCCAAAGGCACTTATATCAAGCTGGTTCTGGCAAATGCCACCAACGACACCCTGTACGTTGATGTCGGCGGCCTGATCGAGTATGTTACCTCCGGCTCTGCTGCGGGTGATATGGTTGTCATCGCCATTGATGAGCAGACTCATAAGGTCACCGCATCTATCACCGACGGCGCAATCACTAAGGCAAAGCTGGAGACCGAGGTGCAGACCGCCCTGAACAAGGCCCATGAGCACGCCAACAAGGCGCTGCTGGACACCTACGACCAGACCAACGCCGACATCAAGGATGCCGTCAGCAAGAAGCACTCTCACGCCAACGCGGCCGAGCTGGACAAGATCGCTACCGGCGATAAGGCAAAGTGGGACGCCACCTCCACCAAGGTTGAAGGTATTGCTGAGGGCGCTACCAAGGTCGAGGCCAGCACCACCGAAGGCAATATTAAGATCAATGGCGTGGAGACCGCGGTCGTTACCATCGCCACCGACACTGAGGTCACTGAGATGCTGACCGAGGTCTTTGGCGCAACCGCCTGATAACCCATAAGTAAGAATGCAGCGGCAGGGGAATGGACTCCTGCCGCTGTTATTTTTGGAAAGGAAAGCGAACATGAGCGACAAACTCAACACGCTTGAAGCGCTTAGGCTTGCTTCTCTGAAGGCAAAGGGTTACACGGCAGAACAGATTGCAGAGTTGTCTTCTGCGATGGAAGACATCATCAAGGACATCAACGATTCGCTGAAGACCTGCGAAGCTCATGTACAGTCGGCTCATGCTCCTGCCAATGCGGAAGAAAACGTCATCGTTAGCATCCAGAGGAATGGGCAGGCTATCCCTCCCGACAACAAAGTCGTGAACATCGAGGTTCCGACCAAGACCTCTGCGCTGGAGAACGACTCCGGCTATGCCACGACGGAAGATGTTGAGGAAAAGGTCAACGGGGCCGGGCATCTGAAAGCCGTCCCTGTCGATACTCTCCCTGCGCCCAGCGAGGCCAACGCTGACACCATTTATTTCCTTCGTAAGAACAACAGTGAAGCTGGGAAGCAGTACAGAGCGTACAAGCTCATCCACGGCATCTTTGAGATCGTCGGCTCTGCCGAGGTGGACCTCACCAGCTATGCTACACGGGAAAGTGTGGCAAAGGCGGATGATGGCCTCATCAAGGGCATTTACAACAACATGACCGCAAGCAGCGAGAAATATCTGGGCAGTGGGAACCTGCTGCTGTTCTGGACGCTTCTGAAAAGCCTGCTCAATGGCCATGAATCCAGCATCAACGACCTGCTGGCCCGCGTGAAGTTGCTGGAGCTGATTCTGAGCGCTGATGTTACCGGCAATCCATACTATGTCACCTTCAACACCCTGACGGATGTTGTGGTATCCTCTGGCATCTGGAACAAGTCGGATGGACGTATTGAATTTTAACAGGAAGGAGGAAGCGCGATGCACATACCTGAAGATGAGGCCGAGCGTCGGCGTTTGAATGAGCGTGGCCGTGAAATCCTCCGGCGGAAGAACGGCGCTGTGCGTCCGCATCGTGAGGATGGCTATGTGAACCTCCTGAACAAATACGGAACCAAGCAGGACAACTCCGAGGCGTACAAGTTTGAACGGGAGCCGGTCATCCCTGATATGCAACTCACTGGGCTGTATGAGGGCAACGGCCTGTTCTCCAAAATCATTGATACGCCTGCCGAGGAAGCGCTGAAGCATGGTTTCGACCTGAACCTGAAAAGCGATGAGCTGAACGCCTTTGTGGAAGACGCTTTGGACGATCTCGAATGGGAGGAGAAAGCCGCCACCGCAATCAAGTGGGCGCGGCTCTACGGCGGCGCTCTTATCGTCATGCTGATCGACGATGGGCGCGGGCTGGAGGAGCCTGTTGACTGGGAACATATCCGCAGCATTGATGAGCTGCGCGTCTATGAGCGCTCCATCGTGCAGCCTGACTACGCCAGCCTGTACCAGCAGGACTACGGCGGGAAGGGCGTTGGGAACCGGGTGTCCAAGTTCGGACAGCCGGAATATTACTATGTTTCCAGCATCTACGGCTCCTTCAAGGTCCATGAGAGCCGATGTCTGGTGTTCCGCAACGGCGTTCTGCCGGAGCAGACCTCCAATGCAACCTACCTGTTCTGGGGTATGCCTGAATACGTCCGCATTCGCCGGGCGCTGCGGGAAACCGTAACAGCCCACACCGACAGCGTGAAGCTGCTGGAGCGGAGCGTGCAGGCCATCTACAGCATGAAGGGCCTTGCCTCTCTGCTGACCACGGATGACGGCGAGAACCAAGTGCTGAAGCGCCTACAGCTTGTAGACACTTCCCGTGGTCTGCTGAACAGCATCGCCATTGACTCCGAGGGAGAGCAGTACGACTTCAAGACGTTCCAGTTTTCCGGTGTCAAGGATGTCATCGACGCGACCTGCAATATGCTGTCCGCGCTGACGAACATCCCCCAGACGATTCTGTTTGGCCGTTCACCGGCCGGCATGAACGCCACCGGCGACAGTGACTTCGAGAGCTATTACAACTTTGTGGAGAAGATTCAGCGCTTGATGCTGAAGCGTAACCTCCGCACACTGCTGGACGTTGTGTTTCGGGCGGGCATCGCTTCAGGCGATGTGGCCGAGGAACCCGACTACAAACTGGAGTTCAAGCCCCTGTGGAGCCTGAGCGACACAGAGCAGGCCGCAGTTGACCAGACCAAGGCTCAGACCGCTCTGGTCAAGGCCCAGACTGCGCAGGCATACGTCGATATGCAGGCGCTCGACCCCACCGAGGTGCGCCGCCGCCTTGCGTCCGATGAGGAGTTTGATGTCGAAGACATCATCTCCGAGGATGACGAGGATGATCTGTTGCAGTCGTTGCTGGGTACTGAGCCGAGCACCATGAGCGACGTGGAAGCCGCCCAGAAGAACATTGAGCAGGGGCAGGCTCCGGGCGGCGAGGAACAGAGCACTACCGTAGCACCTACGGCCACTCCGCCGACCACCAATGCCGATGCCACCGACACTGACTATGGTGTCGGCGTTCTTGTTGTGCAGGATGGCCGGTTTCTCTGCGGCACTCGCCTGAAGGGCGGCTCTGTTGGTGGACCGGGTGGGCATATCGAGGCGGGGGAGTCCCCGGAAGATGCAGCCATCCGCGAAACGCAGGAGGAGTTTGGCATCACGCCGAAAGACCTCATGCCGGTAGCCTTCCTGAGTGACCTGAAACCGCCGTACTGCCCGTCCCATGTGTTTCTCTGCACGGATTTTGACGGCAGCATCCGGTGCGCTGATGGCGAGATGACCTCTCCGGGGTTCATCACCGCCGAAAAGGTGGCCGAGCTGTCCACTCAGAATCCGGAACGTCTGTTCCCGCCGTTTGCCCAGAGCATCGCCGCGTTGCTCGACGTTTTATCGTCAAATCCCGGTTTGACATCGGATGCACAAAATGCTAAGATGAAAGATAGGATGGACTTCAACGAAGCCGACCACCCACGGGATGAAAACGGGCAGTTCGCAGAGGGCGAGGGTAGCAGCTCTGGCTCCACCGAAAGCGGGTCTGCGGTATCTCCTGAAGGCGAAAATGTTCCCTGCACTGGGTTTGCTTCTCCTGCAAGGCTTGAAGATCATGCCACCCGCCACGGGCTGGCTGAGATGGGCTTTGCGACGAAAGAGGAATACCAGCAGAAAGGCATCGACTTTCTGAAGCAGCCTTGTGGCAGTGATGTTATTGGTTATGCTCGGCCTGATGGCGTAGTTGTTCGGTTCAACACCAAAACGACAGAGTACGCAACCGGTGTTCCCGGTGGGCCGCTTAAAACCTACATGAAAGCCAAGTGCAACCGAAAGACTGGCGAGGCACGGCCCGAAGCCGCCATGAAGTATTACGAGTTCAATAAGGAAAAGGACCTGAAGGAGGAAGACGATGAGCAAGGCAGTTAAATGCCCGGTATGCGGGCAGACCGAACTTGTCGATGACGGCGATGTCTGCGATGTCTGCAAGTGGTTCCATGACCGCTATCAGGAGGAGTTTCCTGATGAGGAGGACTGCGAGAACCACATGAGCCTGAACCAAGCCCGCGAGGCATGGAAGAACGGGCAGAAGGTAGAGTGATTGCAATGTACAACTTCATTGCAATCTACCGGTTGCTGGAGGATGCCGGATATATCGAGGTCTTCGGCCATAGAACGAGGATAACCCTTCGTGGACTGGAGTATCTACAACAGAATAGCCTGATGCAGCGAGCCGTACGCCTCATGTGAGGTTTGCGGCTTTTCTGCTGTGTAAGAGCGATGGGAAACCACCGCTCTTTTTGTTTGCCCGAATTTCCCATCTCAAAAACGGAACGGAGAAAGAGCATGAACAAGGTCACGATTTACAGATATGACGAAAACAAACCCATGCGCACCCTGAACCTGAACGGCGAACCGTGGTTCGTTCTGCGGGATGTGTGCGAAGTCTTAGGGTTGGGCAACAGCCGCATGGTTGCAGACCGTCTGGACGAGGATGAGAAGGGGGTAAGTCAGATTGACACCCTTGGCGGCGTGCAGAATGCCACCATCATCAGCGAGTCCGGCCTGTACAACGTCATCCTGCGCAGCGATAAGCCGGAGGCCAAACCCTTCCGCAAGTGGGTCACGGCCGTGGTGCTGCCCAGCATCCGCAAGAACGGCGGCTACATTGCCGGGCAGGAGGAGCTTTCCCCGCAGGAGCTTATGGCAAAGGCCCTGCTGGTCGCGCAGAAGACCCTGACTGACCGCGATGCCCGCATCAAGGAGCTGACGGCGCAGAACCAGATCATGCAGCCGAAGGCCGAGTATTTTGACGAGCTGGTGGCCCGGAACCTGCTGACCAACTTCCGCGAAACCGCCAAGGAGCTGGGCATCAAGGAGAAGGACTTCGTAGGCTGGCTGTTGGAACACAAGTACATCTACCGCGACCAGAAGAACAAGCTGATGCCGTATGCGGCAAAAAACAACGGCCTGTTCGAGGTGAAGGAACGCACGGGCCGGCACAACGACTGGGCCGGGACCCAGACGCTCATCACCCCGAAGGGCCGGGAAACCTTCCGCCTGCTGTGCAAGGAACCGCCCGTTTTACCGCAGTTCACCGCATTGTAAACCGACATCAAGGCGATTGTAAACCAGAAAAGAACTGCTTTTCCACCGCAATCACCGAAATAGTCGGAAAACGCAAAGCACGAAATTGGCTGTTTTTGGAATATATCCACCTGTTTTTGGATAAATATTCAAAAATGGCCGAAAACAGGCCAAAATCCGCAGGAACGTCCACCGGACAATCCGGCGGAGCGTCCGACTATAACCGTACCTTACCCAACCAAACCGTAACCTGTTGTCAAATTTTCACTTCGTTCAAATTTGCCAACGGTGCGGGCGCGGGGCCGAGCATCAGGCAGGGGCTTTTTGCAACTGCCGCAAATAAAGCCATCCAGCGGCTTTCAACCCTCTGACACAAAATTATACCACAAGCACATTTGGGACGTTTCCCGGCACTCATCAGAAGCTCTCAGAGGGCATTAAGCCATAATCTCAACTGCGGCGGTGCAAATCGCCGCTTTTTTGCTGTTCAGAACCAGAAAAGGAGGCGAAAACAGTGAATGATACCGTCCACGGACACATGGTACAAGACCTGCTCCGCCACCGCTTCGGCAGTCACGATAACCTGATATGCAAATATTCATCCAAGTACCCTGTGCAGGCGGAACGCGAGTTCCAGCGGCTCACCAATGCCTACATTCGTATCTTGAACGAACTGCTGAAGGAGTATCTGCCGGAGATCAGGGACGCGGCCCACGCAGAGCGTGAAGCTGGTCAGCGCCATGATGACGCTTCAGACCTGATTGCAAAGGTCAAAACGGTTTTCTCCAAGATGACCGTGGAGCTGGAACGGCGCACCTCTATGTTTGGCCTGCGCAGCAAGATCGAGTCTATGGCAAAGCTCACGCGGAAGTTGAGCATCCGTGAGTGGAAGAAAGCCGTCAAGTCCACGCTGGGCATCGACCTGATGGATGACTACTACACCGGCGAGCTGTACAGAACGATGATGGAACGCTGGGTCGAGGATAACGTGGCGCTCATCAAGACCATCCCGCAGGAAAGTCTGGGGCGTATGCGCCAGATCGTGCTGGAGGGCTATCGGAACGGCGAAACCACGACGGCCATCGTCAAGCAGATTCAGCGGACGTACAGCGTAGACCGGCGACACGCCCAACTGCTTGCCCGCGACCAGATCGCCAAGCTGAACGGTGACATCACCCAGCAGCAACAGCAGGACGCAGGCGTGGTGGAGTACGTCTGGTCAACCTCTGGCGATAGCCGCGTTCGCCCAAGCCATGCTGCGCTGAACCATAAGCGGTTCCGCTGGGATAACCCGCCGGTGGTCGATGAAAAGACCGGGCGGCGCTGTCACCCCGGCAAAGACTACCAGTGCCGCTGCTGCGCACTGCCGGTCTTCAACATCAAAACCGTTGACCTGCCGGTCACGAAAGGGGGCGATGGCCGTGGATGAAACCATCCTGTAAGACCTGAAAGGGGAGTTATTCAACATGGAAAACGATATGAAGGTTCAGCGCTTTGACAGCCTGCCGCTGGATGCCACCTATTTCACAGATGAGGGCTACCTTGTAGACCACCCCATCGTGACATCGGTGGGCATTTTTGTTTATCACAACCCGGACGGTTCCGAGCGCCGGGAGCTGCGGTTGCCTGAAGAAGTCTTTGCTGAAAAGAGCCTTGCGTCCTACAAGGGGAAGCCCATCATCGTAACGCATGATGCTGGCTACGTTGACACCGACAACGTGAAAGAGGAGAGCATCGGCACGATTTTGTCGGAGGGCTACCGGGACGGCGATGATGTCCGTGCAGAAATCATCATCCACGACACCGACAGCCTGAAAAAGTACAAAATGCGTGAGCTGTCCTGCGGCTACAACCTGCGTCTGGACGAAACGCCCGGTGTCTGGGAGGGGCAACCCTATGATGCCATTCAGCGGGACATCGAAATCAACCATCTTGCTCTTGTCGATAAGGCGAGGGCTGGTGAACAGGCCCGGCTCAACATTGATGGGCAGGGCCACGACTGCATGAAAGGAGAAAAACTGAACATGGAAAACACCACCAAGAGAACTGATGGCGCTCCCACCCCGGAGGAGCTGGCCGCTGCTGTGGAGGCGTTTAAGAAACGCCGCGCAGAGCGTTCTGGTGCTGCGGCCGACGGCGGTATTACCGCAGAGCCGCCTGCGCAGACCGCCGGTACTGCTGAAGGCGAACAGCCGGATGCAGTCCAGCAGGTCAAAGACCGCCGTGACCGCCGCGATTCTGAGGGCGACCCGGCAGATATGCCCGGCGCAATGGGCGTGATTGCGCAGCAGGACGAGGACATCGACACCCTGCTGGGAGTTATCGACGTTCTGAAAGCTGCTGGCACGGCCACTGATGGCGCTGAGGGCGACTGCGGCGGTACTCAGACCGATGGCGACGGCGATGAAGGCAACGCCGCGCAGGATAAGAAAGACCGCGCAGACTCCGCCAACGACTTCTGCGAGCTGCTGCGTGTCGTCCGTGTCGGCGACCGCCTGAACATGGATGGTCTGGAAACCATGAGCGTCAAAGACGCCAAGAAGGCCGTTCTGGGCAAGCTGAAGCCCACCCTGCATCTGGACGGCAAGAGCGCCGCCTACGTCAACGCAGCGTTTGACATGGCCGTTTCCGAGATGAACGAGCGCAAGGATACCAACTATCAGCGTTCCCAGATGATGCACGGCGATGGCAAGCCCCCTGTGAAGCAGACCGGCTCCGCTTCCGAGGCCCGCCAGCGCATGATCGACCGCAGAATGAAGAAGGAGGAAAAGTAAGATGGGTGTTCAGAAAACCTACGGCTATGCAACCAGCAAGGGCGTTGCAGGCGGCATCTACGATATGTTCCACTACCCGGTGGACTCCCGTTTCAACGAGGAGGAGAACGGCAAGCTGCATTTCGGCGTTGGCGTTGTCACCGGCAAGGTCCCGGGCAGCAGCGTTGCGCTTCCGACCAGCGCAAGCACTGCTGATAACTTCGAGGGTGTTGTCATCAACGGTTTCGACCGCCAGCAGGATTTGGAGGGGAAGCTCTACGTCCTGAACAACCAGAACGTCGGTGTCATGCGCCGTGGCCGCGTTTGGGTACGTCTGGCGACCGGCGCTGCACCCGCCTATGGTGATGCCCTGCACATGATCGTGGAAGGCGATGAGGCAGGCTGTTTCGCAAAGGAGGGCGGCATCGCAATTCCCGGTCGTTTCATCGGTGCAGCCAGCAATGGCGTTGCACCGGTGGAGCTGTACGGCGTTCCTGCCGCGAGCGGCGCTGACGGTCACGCTGCATCCACCGACGATGCCAAGCCTACTGTCTGAGAGAAGGAGGACAAAATCAGATGAACACTAACCAGAAATCCATGAGATACGACCAGAACGACTACGACGCTCTGCTGCACTCCAAGATTCCGGCCGCTCTGGTCGAAACTCCGCAGATGAACTTCGATGATGACAGCGATGCCTCCGTGTTCTTCGCCCGCGAGCTGGATTACGTCAAGTCTCAGTCCTACGATGTGGAGTACCCGGAGTTCACCGCGCTGAAGCTGTTCCCGGTCTCCAGTGAAATCAACCCCGGCGCCGAGACCGTCACTTACTACAGCTACGACAAGACCGGCATGGCGAAGATTATCAGCAACTACGCCACCGACCTGCCCCGTGCTGATGTGAAGGGTAAGCCCACCACCGCCATCATCAAGTCTCTGGGCGACAGCTACGGCTACTCCATTCAGGAAATGCGTGCCTCTGCTATGGCAGGCAAGTCGCTGGATGCCCGCAAGGCTGAGTCCGCTCGCTACCAGATCGACTACCTGAACAACAAGATCGCGTGGAATGGCGATGCCGAGACCGGCCTGCGCGGCGTTCTGTCCAAGGACAACGATGTGCCGCTGTACGTCCCTGCAACCGGCGCAAAGGGTTCTACCAAGTGGGCCGACAAGACCGAGGACGAGATTCTGGCCGACATCACCGGTATGCTGAAGCAGGTCGCCCGCACCACCAAGAAGGTGGAGAAGCCGGACACTCTGGCCCTGCCGTCCGAGGCGTATATCGAGATTCAGAACCGCCGCATCGAAAGCACTGCAACCACCGTGCTGAAGTACATTCAGGATAATATCACGGATATTGCCCGCATCGTCTCCTGCCCGGAGCTGGACCCCGACAGCGTGGACACCAACCCGTATGCGGCAGAAAGCGATGGCAAGGGCGTTGCACTGCTGTTCAAGAACGACCCCCGCAAGTTCACCATCGAGAACCCGCTGTCTTTCATGCAGTACCCTGTGCAGCCTGAAGGTCTGGAGATGGTCGTTCCCTGCGAGGCCCGCACCGCAGGCGCTATCATCTACTACCCCATGTCCATGCTGATTGCTACTGGCATCTGCTGATTCACCCGTGGAGCTGCCGTGTGTTTATGCGGCGGCTCCTATCTTTTTGTAAAGGAGCCATGATATGAAACTGAAGAATATCGGAAACAAAATCATCAGCATCGGCGCTACCGTGATCCTGCCGGGTGAAGCCAAGGAAGTCACCGGCTATGATGACAACGAGATCGTGAAGTTCTTCATCGGGCAGGGAAATCTGTCCGAGGTCAAGAGCCGCACTGCTGCGAAGGAGAAATAAGTCATGGAAGATGCCGTCAGAATTTTCAGGCTGGTTGCCACCGAGTTCGACGTGCTGAACGATGAGACCGTTGAGGCATGGCTGAACCTCACAGCGCCGCTCATCAGCAAGAAGGTGTTCGGGAAGCTGTATGACCAAGCCATCGCGCTCCTGACGGCACATCGCCTGAAAATGGCCGGCTATGGCGACAACCAGTACGGAAGCGTAGGCGACGCTCTGCGCGTTGGAAGCTACACTGAAGGCGAAACGTCTGTCAGCTTCAACGTAAATCAGGGAACCAACCTGATGGCAGATGCCGAACTGGCGCTGACTCCCTATGGTCTGGAGTATTTGACGCTGCGGCGGCTGGTCGTGATCTCGATTCGTTCGGCGGGTGAATGCCGATGACTGGCGGGTGGGACCGGCTGACCCCAGAAGGGGAAAAGTTCTTCCGCCAAATTGATGAGCTTCAGGACAAGGAAGTTTTTGTTGGGTTCCAAGCGGGCAAGGTCACGGATGACCGGGGCGTTGATATGGCACAAATCGCCATGTGGAACGAGCTGGGAACTTCGACCGCGCCGTCCCGGCCATTTCTGCGCAAGAGCGTTGATGAGAATGCCGACCCCATCAATGCCATGTGCGCACAGCAGCTAAAGGCTATTACTGCTGGCGGAACGGCCGAGCAAAGCCTGAAGCAAATTGGTGTATTCGGCGTGGGCTTAGTTCAAGAGAAAATCGAGAGCGGCAGCTATGAACCGAACGCGCCCTCCACCATCCGCAAGAAGAAATCGGACAAACCGCTGATCGACACCGGCAGAATGCGGCAGTCCGTCAAATACGTCATTCGCAAGAAAGGAAGTGGTTGATATGGGGCTGGGCATTTTTCGCAGAGCATTTGTTGTGCGTCGCTTCGGCGAGGAGAACATTGTCGATGGTTATGGGGTTTCCGGGTATAAAGACTTCATCACGTCCCTGAATGTTCAGCCGCTCTCCAAAGATGAGCTTCAGGCGCTCCCGGAAGGTGAGAACACCGTAAAGCGCATGAAGGCTTTCGGTGATCTCGTTTTCCATACCGCAGACCGCTCTGTCGGCCGCAGAGCCGACTGGCTTTTCTATCAGGGGCGGATGGACCCGGAAGGACACTGGTATGAATGTGTCAGCTCGCTGGGGTGGGACCACACGATGGTGGGTCACTGCCGCAGCGAGTTTGTTCAGGTTTCAGCAGCAGAGGCTAACCGTATGCCGCGCCCTGAAATCCGAGCAGATGGGAAAGGTGGGTATTGCTGCGTATGACGCTTGCCGAGCTGAAGAAGCTGCTTGTGCAGCTCACCCAAACGTACTTTGCTGGAGCAACCGTGACGTATGCCAAGCAGAGCTTTGTAGCAAAGCCCGGCAGTCCACTGGTCACGCTGACCACCGGCTCCGTCAACCGGTCGAGAAACCCGCCGGTCAAAATCATTGAAGGCACACCGGTAGCCTTTTATCCTGCATCTGTTCCTGTGCAGATTGATCTGTTCACGCATGGCAGGCAGGAAGAAGTGGCACCGGGCTTCACCCCCATTACCGAAAACACGGCTGAAGATGATATGCTGGCCTTTGAGAGTTTCCTGAACTCCCCGTTCGTAACACAGTGGTGTCACCAGCATGACATCGCCATTGTCGTTCCTACGGCAGTTCAGGATTTGACCGATTTGGTGCATGATACCAACTACGAGTTCCGGGCAATGCTGGAAATCGCGGTTTATTTCACCATGACGGCCATCGGCATTACCGGAACGCTGGACATCGACAGCGTGAAGCATTCCGATGGCGAAGATGACATCCAAGCTGATGATGTCATCAACATTGAGCCGCAGGTAACCCCGACACCCAGCGGCGGCGGCAGTTCGGAGATGACTGCCCATGAGGGCGAATATTTCACGAATGCCGAGATAAATAACCGACTTGCAAAGGAGGAAAAAGATATATGAGCAATAGCCTCGATAGGATTTGTACCGTTGACATCTCGCTGGCGTCCCCCATCTCCAACGATGCCAACTTCGACAATATCCTGATTCTGGGTCCTGCCCCTGCAAATCCGACTGGGGATGTACCTGCCATCGGCGTGTACAACAGTCTGGAGGAGCTGACGGCGCTGGGCATCGCTGCCACCGGTGAACGCACCGACCCTGTTGGCGTGGCTGCACGGGTGGCTTTTTCGCAGTCCCCCAGACCCCATGAGGTGTACGTCGCCTTCATGGACAACATCGTGGACAAGGAGACCGAAGACCCCGCATTGCAGACCGTAAGTGCTGTTCTGGAGAATGCGCTGGCCGTCAATGGCTGGTACTGCATCTGCCCGGTCGGCCTTGCGGATGAAAAGGTCAAGGAAATCATCCAGTGGACCGAAACCCAGAACAAGCTGTGCGGCTACATCGACAAGGATCCGGATAAACCCATTGTGGATGCCGGCCTTTATCTGCGCAGCTTCCCGTTCTTCCCGAAAGAAACGGCAGACCAGTTGGAGAACGACATCCCGGCTGAGAACCTGTACGGCATGGCTGTAGCTGCGGCCGTCAAGGCGATGAACTACCACGCCGGTCAGGAAACGTGGGCGCTGATGCCGCTTGCGACCGTTTCTCCTGCAAAGCTGACCAGCACGTTTATCAAGAAACTGGAGGCTGCGAACTTCAACTATGTCATCACCGTGGCATCCAAGAACATCACGCAGGGCGGCAAGACCGGCGGCGGTGAGTGGATTGATGTTATCCGCTTCCGCGACTGGCTCCAGAACGATATGCAGGTTCGCGTCGTGAACCTGCTCATCGTCAACCCGAAGATTCCCTACACCGACAACGGCATCGGCCTTGTTGAGAACCAGATGCTTGCATCCCTGAAGGACGGCCAGAAGTACGGCGGCATTGCTCCTACGGAGTATGATGCAGACGGTAATGCTATTCCGGGCTACACCACGTCCGTGCCGCTGGCAGCAGACCTGACCAGCACCCAGAAGGCATCCCGTATCCTGAAGGACTGCAAGTTCTCTGCCCGCATTGCTGGTGCTATCCATGTGGTGGAAATCAAGGGTTGCCTGACCTACGAGAATCTGTAAGGGAGGGAAAGTAAATGTCCAGCAAGATCAAGACCTACAACCCGAAGGAAGTTATCGTCACCTGCGGTACGCACATTGTCACCGGCTATGCAGACGACAGCTTCATCAGCATTGAGCCGAACGGCGACGGTATCACCAAAAAGACCGGCTGTGACGGCGAAATTGCCCGTTCGATTTCGCCGGATAACACCTACAAGGTCAAGCTCACCCTGTTGCAGACCAGCGACAGCAACTCGTACTTCTCCGGCATGGTCGATCTCGACCGCGACACCGGCAACGGCCTGTTCCCGATTCTGATTAAGGACCTGAAGGGCGGTCTGGTGTTCAGCACGGAAGCTGCATGGTGCGTGAAGAAAGCTCCTGTCACTCGCGGCAAAGAGACCAACAACCGTGAGTGGGAGCTTGACACCGGCGATGCCACCATGAACGAGTAAGGAGGACACCGATGAATAACCTGAAGCAGCTCGAAACCCGCGAAGTAACCGTGGGTGAAAATATCTTCTACATCCGTCCGCTTCCGGCGTTCAAAGCAGCGAACATGACTGGCGAACTGGCAGCGCTCGTTCTGCCGCTCGTATCTGGCCTTGCACCGCTGCTGTCTGACGTGGATACGGAAAAGGAGGGTGACGGTCTGCTCGACATCAAGGTAGAAGATGCAGCTCCCGCGATTGCGGGGGCTTTCTCTTCGCTCGATGGCGATAAGGTCGAGAAAATCCTGAAGCACCTGCTGATCGCGGGCAGTAACATCTCGGTGGAGCAGCCGGGCGAAAAGGTGCGCCTGCTTACGGAAGACCTTGCCAACGAGGTGTTCTGCACCGATGTGCAGGATATGTTCGTTCTGGCGTTTGAGGTCATCCGCACCAACTACAACGGTTTTTTCAAGAAGCTCGGCGACCGATTTGGCAAAGTCGCCGAGTGGGCGGAGAAGACGATGGCCCGGGCCCGGAACGCTACGGCGACCTCGACCTCAGCGGTTTCACAGAGCTTGAGCTGAGAATGTATATCCTCATCAAGGCCCGGCTGGCATCCATGTGGGAGCTGAAGAACTGCTATACACTGGACGAAGCTCTGAAGCTCTATGCACTGTACCGCATGGAGCAGGACGTGGAAGCCGGCCGGGTAGAGGATATGGCTAAGGAGGTGAGCTGACCAGTATGACCATACGCGACATCGGTATCCTGTTTGGCTACAAAGTCGATCGGGCCTCCGAGCAGAAGGTAGAGGGCAGCATCAAGTCGCTGAAGTCGATGGCCTCCAAAGTTCTCGGCGCGGTCGGCATCACGCTGTCCGTCGCGGGCATCAAAAGCGCCATTGATGGCTGCGTTGAGGTGGCATCCTCCATTGAAGAGATGCAGAACAAGTTCGATGTTGTCTTCGGCGATATGCGGAATGAGGTCGATAAATGGGCGCAAGAATACTCCGATGCCATTGGCCGCAACAAAAACGACATCAAGACCTACCTTGCCGATCAGCAGAACTTGCTGGTCGGCTTTGGCATGACCCGCCAAGCTGGCGCTGAAATGGCCGAGCAGATGACCTCGCTGGCCCTCGACCTTGCCTCGTTTGGTAACATGGACGAAACAGCGTCCGTAAACGCCATGACGAAGGCTGTCATGGGCGAGTCTGAAGCCGCCAAGACGCTGGGTGCGGTCCTGAACGACAGCACCAGAGCGCAGGCGATGGCTACGCTGGGCCTGAAGGGAACCTACGATAAGTTGGACCAGCTCACGAAGATGCAGGTCAACTATCAGGCCATCCTCCAGCAAAGCCCGGATGCCATTGGCGACTGCCAGCGCAGCCTCGACAGCTACGAAAGCACCAAAAAGCGGTACATCGCCAAGCTGAAGGAAATCAAAACGATAGTCGGCCAGTTCTTCCTGCCGACCTATCAGAAGATTCTGAGCATTGGAGCAAAGGGCCTGACGATGATTCGTGACTGGCTCCAGAAGCTCACCGACCTTACGGATAAGCTGGGCGGCTCACAGCGTGTCCTTGCTATTCTGACCGCTGCGTTCACTGCCATGCTCGTGGCGATGAACCTCAAGAAAATCGGAGCGGCCATAACCGGCTTTACGAAGCTGGCGCGGGCAATAGGGCTGGGCCACGGAAAGGCACTGGCCTTTTTTGCGGTCTTCCTGTTGCTGGCCCTCGTGATTGAGGACTTCATCTCGTTCATGCGGGGCGACAAAAGCCTGCTCGGAACCATGCTCGAACGAGCTGGCGTAGACTGCGAAAAGCTGCGCCAGAATATCATCGGAGTATGGACGAAAATCAAGCAAGCCATCGGCTACATCGGCGAAGGCATCCGTAATGTGGTTGTTCCCATATTTGAGGGCATCCGAACTGCGGCGGTGGTGGCGTTTGAGGAGATACAGCAAGCCGTAGCCAAGGTAGCCCCCGGTATCGCTCAGTTCTTCAAGGAATTGTCGAGCGGGAAGGTTGATAAGAAAAAATGGACAGACATCGGTGAATCCATCGGCAGAATTGCCGTGGGCGTGGTGGCTGTCATAGCCGCTGTCAAGGGCATCTCGGCTATCTTTGGCGTGATTACAACCGTTATTTCTGTTGTGAAAGCGGTCATTTCCGTTATTAAGCTGGCCTTTGTTGTTGTAAAGAGCATCATCACCGTTATCAAGGTGGTCGGTGCGGTAATCTCTGTTCTTGCCAGCGCCTTCGGCCCGGTCATTCTGGCAATCGCCGCTGCAATCGCAATCGGCGTTTTGCTGTGGAAGAACTGGGACAAGATTCGTGAGGCAGCAGGCAATCTGCTGGAAGGCATCAAGGCTACGATTGGCAACGTCCGCGATGCCATTGTGACGGGCATCCAAGCGGCCATCGACTGGATAACATCTCTCCCGGCTGAAGCCCTGAAGTGGGGCTCCGACATCATCGACGGCATCGTATCAGGCATCCAGTCTGCGGTAGGTCGTGTAGGCGAGGCTGTAAAAGGCGTAGCCGATAAGATCAAGTCGTTCCTCGGCTTCTCAGAGCCGGAGGATGGCCCCCTGAGCGACTTCCACACCTATATGCCGGACATGATCGACCTGATGGCATCGGGCATCACTTCCGGCAAGAAGAAGGTGAAGGATGCACTGGAAGGCATGACCGGCGAAATGTCGGTCATCGCCAAGGCCAATGTGGTTTCCAAAGCTACCGGGCGGGGCGCAACCGGCGGCACGACCGGTGGGCGCACTGTGACCCAGAACGTAAACATCAACAACCAGTTCAACGGCGACCGTGCCGGGCAGCAAAAGAGTTCTGAGGCTATGGATAAGGCCGCAGGCGATGCTACCGGCGAAATGGCCCGTGCGCTGGCATTTGCAAAGTAGGTGAGAGTACATGGCAAGAGCAAAACAGCCCGTCAGCGTCGCTGACATCGAGTTTGATGCCCTGATCGACTCCGAAGAAGGCTATGAAGCGGATGTGCCTGAGTACCCGACCGAAAAGGGCTTCAGTGTAAGCGACACCATCGTGCTGAAGGCCGACACCCTGAATATGACGCTCTATGTGACCGATACGCCGGTGACATGGAGGGAGCGTACAGGCTCCGGCCCCGGAAAGACGGAGGGCGTTGTTCGTCGGCTGAAGGACTTGTATTTCGCCAAGAAGATTCTCGAAGTCACGACCACTGACTGCGTGTATTCCAACATGGTGATTACAAGCATGAACATCAAGAAGTCTGTGGAGGTCGGCTACGCCCGTGAGATTCCGATAGCCTTCAAGAAGATCGAGGTGACGGAAACCGCCACCGCAGAAATCCCGGCCAGCTATGGCAAGTCGGGCAAAACTGCAAAAGCCGCTGGAAAAGCGAGCACCACCGCCGCAAGTACGGCAGGAAGCGGCTCGTCCGGCGGCTCCTCTGCATCAGGTTCTTCGTCCAGCTCTAGCAGAGGTTCCGTTCTCTATAACGCTGCCAGCAGTTTCGGCTTGCTGGGATAAGGAGGGCGTTCGTGGACTACTTCGTCATCGAAGTCCCGGACATGAACGACAGCGTTGTCAAAGTTTCCCTCCAAAGCAGGCTGTATCAACTGCGATTCACATGGAATGACACCGGCGGCTACTGGATGCTCGGAGTGATGGATTCACTCGGAACGCCACTGCTGCTCGGTGTAAAGATGGTCCCGCAGTTTCCGCTCAACCTGCTGTTCGGCCGGGATGATATGCCAAGCGGCATCTTCGCTGTCCTGACCGAAAAGGAGAGCGTCGGTCGGCAGGATTTTGCCGATGGGACGGCTCGTTTTGTGTTTGTCCCGGCATGATGCTGGAACAAATCATCCAGTAAAATCAATTCTCATTTTGAACAAATCTCCGATGGCGGGTTTGACAATTCGTTCTCAGAAAGTTCCAGACAAATTTCCATATACTTTTACTGGTAAAGTCCGGGTTTAATCAGAGGCTTTTCAGAGGTTTTGGGATGAATGTCGCTCAAAATGGCCGATTTTACATGGAATCCGTTGGATTGTCCGCCGGACAGTCCTTGGACTGACCAAAACGGGAAACTTTCGCAAAACGCTCATATCATTGGTCACTTTCATTGCATTACCAGAACGGTAAGTTAGAATGAAGATGTGAACCGGGCAAACAAAAAAAGAACCAGCGGCTCGCCCTCACAAAGCACCGCTGGTTCCTACATCTTGCCCGGAACAATCCTGAGAAGTTCCGTTGACACGATTATATCATGTCAGCGGGCTTCTTGCAAGATAAAGGAGTGTGCTGATATGAGTGCTATGGACCTTGAGCGCGAGGTCATCCGCATGGGAGATGTCGGTGTCGCTATCGACATGGTGGACAGCAACCTTGCGAATGGCAAGCTGGAGCAGGCGGAACGCGCCGTTGTGATTCTCCGGGAAATCTTCAATGCCCGCAACAAAGGGCTGCGGAGCTGTTTCTACGGAGGTGATCGGAATGCGTGACAACTGCGTGATTTTCACCACGCCGGAACGGCAGGAATTGCGGGTCGTCTTTGACCCGGACGGAACCCCGTTCTTCTGTGGGCCGGACCTCGCGGCAATCGCAGGCTATGAACAGCCGAGAAAAGCCGTCACCGGCGGCAATCAGGGCGTGAACCGTATTGAATCTGTTTTGAGGAAAGTTCCTTGGGACAATGGTATGCGGCGTGGTCGCTGCGATTTTACCTGCTTTTCTGCGGAAAACGCCGTGAAGCTCCTGTGCCGCAGACCTGCGCCCTATGCAGCGATTCGCTGGCTGGAGGATGAAGTGATACCGAAAACGCAGGAAATGGGAGAGGAAGTCGCCAGAACGTATCCGTCGTGGAATAAAAAGCCGGCACAGCAAGAACCGACGGAACCTCCCCAAAGTCTCAAGCAGGAACCTGAAGCCTTTAAGCGGGAACCGATGCAAGCAGGTGGGGGGGCGCTCATTGAGCGTCTGGACAATATCATTTTGGAATGCGTTTTGCTGAAGAAGGAACTCAGCAAGGCAAAGTAAGAGGAAACCTTCAGGGCTGCGGAAACGCGGCCTTTTTTGTTGCCATCGAAAGGGGAGAATGCCGTGAAGAATTTCGACAGGCAGTACCGGCTGGCGGCGGGCAAGGCAGGCTCGACCGGGTTTGAAATTGGCAGCGGCAAGCGACCGCTGCACGTTTCGTTTTCGGTAGAAAAGGCCGACACCAACAGCCAGAATACGGCCAAAGTGACTATCTGGAATCTGAGCGACGAACACCTTGCAGAGCTGAACAAAAACGACTGCGTGGTCGTACTCCATGCAGGGTATGGCGATACACGTCCGCTCATCTTCACCGGCGTGGTCACATTTGCCACGACAAAGGCTGACGGAGCAGACAGGTCAACGGAGATTGAGCTGGTGGATAACCGCATTGAAGTCCGCGACACCTACGTTTCCGTCAGTTATTCCGGGGCTGTGAACTGCAAAACCCTGATTCAGGACACCGCAGATCAGATGGGCGTGACGGTATCTTTCTCCTACAACGCAGAGTTCAAGGACATCCCCAATGGATACAGCTACGTTGGCCCAGCCAGAAATGTGCTGACGAAAGCCTGTGAAACCAGCGGGCTGGTCTGGAGCATCAACAACGGCGTCTTGCAGGTCAAAAAGCCGGGCGATACGATGAGCCGCGAGGTGTATGAGCTTTCGGCAGAAACGGGCCTGTTGGGCCTCCCAGAGCGTGTCCAAATCTCCAATGAGGACAAGGGATACAGCTACGGCTGGGACGTGGAGTACCTGATGAACGCCGCAATCGGGCTGGACGATTATGTGTACCTGAATAGCAAGGTGGTCAAGGGGTATTTCCGGGTTTACTCAGTTCGGATTGAAGGCGACAACACGGAAGGTTCGTGGAGCTGCACAGCCCGCCTGCTGGAGGTGAAGCAAGAATGATGCAGGAGTTTGTTGACCAGATCAATAAAAGCGCCCGCAGCGCGACGGAGGATATGCACACGGCCCTGCCGGGCGAGATAAAAAGCTACGACCCGGACAAGGGTGTCGCCACAGTGTTACCGAAGGCAAAGTTCACAAAGCCTGATGGCAGCATGATGGACTTCCCAGAAATCTCAGGAGTCCCGGTCATGTTCCCGCAGAGCAAAAACGTCACTATCGCATGGCCCATCAAGAAAGGCGATGAATGCCTGCTGGTTTTCAGCGAACAGGCTCTCGATTACTGGATGTACGGCAAGGAAACTGACACCAAGCTGAAGTTCGACTTGACCAACGCCATTGCCATTCCAAACCTCACATCTGGCGGCAACAGCACCATGAAGCTGGCCTGTGATGAGGATGCCGTAGCCATTGCCGCAGGCGACACAAAAGCCAAGATCACGCCCAAGACCGCAGAACTGACTCTCGGTTCGGCCAAGGTCAAAGTGGAGCCGAGCCTTGTGCAGGTCACAGTCGGCGGCACGGTGCTGGCAATTTCACCCGACGGCGTGGACATCACCGGAAAGCTCACGGTCAAGGGCGGCATCACCGCAAGGGATGATGTCAAGGCATCCAACGGCAGTATCAGCCTTGCAAACCACGTCCACAGGGGCGACAGCGGCGGCATGACCGGGAAGCCGCAGTAAAGGAGGGAAAAGCATGATAGACCTGAAGCTCGATGCCACCGGGGACTTAGAACTCTCGGCGGCAGGCGACATTTCAGCTACGGACAGCATCGTACAGGCTGTCCGTATTCGTTTGCTCTGGTTCTTTGGAGAGTGGCGGCTGATGCCTTCGCTCGGCTTTCCGTACTTTGAGAACCTGCTGGTCAAAAATCCGAATGAGTCCAAACTCCGGCATCTTATCCGGGAAACCGTGATGTCTGTCGATGGAGTAACGGATGTATCGGAAATCCTGTTCAACATCGACAAGAAAAGCCGTAGGGCATCCGTGGAGATCACGTTCAACACGGATGAGGACAGTTTTAGAGAGGAGGTCAAAATCCCGTGGCAAAATATGGCCTGACCCCGCAGGGGCCAAATCCGAAACGCCTTGATGTCATCCTTGAGGATATGCACAGCAAGATGACAGAACGCCTCGGCGTAAACACCCGGCAGAACCCGCAGTCTTTGCTGAATCACACTCTGACCAACGTCGCAGATGAGATTGCAGAGCTGTGGGAATTTGGAGTAGATGTGTACCACTCGCAGTACACATCCAGCGCCACCGGCGTAAGTCTGGACTATGCCGCACAGTTTGGCGGCTCCACCCGTGAAATGGCAGCGAAGTCCTATTACAGCATCCTCTGCACCGGTCTGGATGGAACAACCATTCCGGCAGGAACGGTGATTGCATCCGACACAAACCCGGCAACCAGCCTGACAGCTACCGCAGATGCAACCATCACGAGGTCGGCTTTCAACAAGGCCACCGTCATCCTTGCATCACCGGCGGCTACAACGGCCCTTGGGGTGGCTCTTAACGGAAACCTATACACCATCACCCCTGACCCCAAACAAAGCACCAGCGAAGCCCTAGAGGCTCTGGGAACAGCCATCACGGATAAGGACTTCCATGTGACGGTCATCAACGACACCATCGTGATCGAGGCGGTCGATGAAACCAGCTCCAATACGCTGGTCCTGTCAGAAAACCTGACCACTGCTTCTGTGGGCAGCATCGTCACATTTGAGACTGCCGAGCCGGGCGACATCTTCATTCCGAACGGCGTAATCACGAAGATCACGAAAGCTGTTCCGGGCATGGAGTCCGTGGTCAACGTGGGAAGCTATGTTGCCGGTCAGCTCGCAGAGAGTGACGTGGAGTTCAGAAAGTCCTACACGAACAAAATCTACAACCGCTCGTCTGCCATGCTGGAAAGCATCAAGAGCGCCATCCTGAAGAATGTGCAGGGTGTGGTGAGCGTAGCTCCCTATGAAAACTGCACAAATGAAGTCGATTCTGCCGGCCGGTGGCCGCACAGCATCGAAGTTGTGGTCGAGGGCGGCGACGCAACAGAAATTGCCCAGCAAATCCTGAACACAAAGGCAGGCGGCATCAATACTTTCGGCAGCGTAGAAACCACCCTGCACGGCGTTTACGGCGAAGACATCGTGGTGCGCTTCAACCGGCCGACGTACGTCAAGGTCTGGTTCAAGGTTGGCGTCACTCTGAGTCCGAACACAAATCCGCCTACCAACTATGTCGAGCTTGTCAAAGAGCAGATTTTGGAGAAAATGAGCGTACTGGGGGCGGGCGAGAACGTCATCCCGCAGAAGTTCAACCTTCAGGTGTCTGGCATCGACTACATCGACGTATGGTTGTTTGCAACACCGAATGACGGCGATATGCCCACTGGCTACACCCAGCGCAGCGTGTCCATCTCGGCACGGGAGCGGGCCGTTACGGACGAAAACAGGATTGAGGTGGTCATGGATGGCTGATTACGTCCAGAAGCTCCGGGATGATCTTGTGGAGCAGTTCAAGGGCAAGCCGGTCATTGACGCGCTCATGGAGGCCGTTGGTGATGAGCTGAACGAGGTTCGACAGTTCTACGAAGACCTGCGCGACAAGCGGAATATCCAGACCGCAGTTGGGAAGCAGCTTGATGGCATCGGCGACAATGCGGTTCTGACCCGCCTTGAAGCCGGTGCTTTGGCCTGCGCCAAAGAATCTGTGTATGTACTGGATGATGATGCCTACCGGACGTACCTGATATACAAAATCTGGAAGAACACCAACAACTGCACCTACTATGACATCATCCGGGCGTTCAAAATGTTCTGGGACAAGCCCCTGCATTACCGCGAGGACCCGGCCATCCCGGCCACCATGATTTTTGAAACCGATGCCCTGACACCGGAAACTGACGTTTCAAAACTGCTGAACGCTCCGTTCATCAAGGCGGCGGGTGTGGCAATTCTAGTGGTGGCGAACACCGAGGCTCCTGAAATGGTCGCAGATGTGCCGGTCGAGGGCATTCTTGGCCGGGGCTATACGACAACGACCCTGCCGGAGATCGAAACCGGCGAAGCATTCATCGACACCGTGCTGCCGGTTCCGGCTGCACAGAACATCACGCAGACAAAACTGCCTGAACTTGAGGAGGATGAGTTATGAGCTACTATGGCTTTGTTGTTACTGACAGCGGCCGAGAGCTGATTGCCAAGCTGGTTGCCGGGCAGCAGCTCCCGATTTCCAAGATTATGGTGGGCAGCGGCACTATCCCGGATGATGTGAAGCCGGCCGCGATGACCGCGCTGGTCGAGCCGGTGGCCGCTGGCACATCGACCGCCCCGGTCTATGATGGGGCCAGCGTCCGCATGATCGTGGAGTACCGCTCCGACCTGAACGGCGGGCTTGACCACGGATTTTGGCTCCGGGAGTTCGGCGTGTTCGCATTTGACCCGGACAAGGGTGAAGTCCTCATCTACTATGGCACGCTGGGTGACTACCCGCAGTACGTCAGCGCTGCATCCAATACCGGCGTGGATGTCCGCCGCTTCCCGGTGTGCATCGTCATCGGCGAGGGGCTGGGAGTCACCGTAGACTACAAATGCGAGGCGTGGATGACGGCGGAAGACGTGGAGCAGTATTGCTCGGTCACGATGCTCCCGGCATTCCTGAAGGAAGCGCAGAAGCTCGTAGATGCCCACAACGACGATGAGGAGGCTCACCACTCCATCCAGAACAACATCTCCGACGTGTCCGCCCGGCTGGCTCTGCTGGAGCTGATGTTCAATACCTCCGTCACCGGCAATCCGTTCACGGTCACATTTGAGACGCTGGACGGCACGGTGGTAGAGGGCGTCTGGAACACCACGGCAAAGAGGATCGAGTTCTGATGGAGCACATTGAATTTTCATGTCCGCCCAGTGAGCTGTCCTGCATCATCGGGAATTTGTTCGTTAGCCTTGAACCTCCCTGCAAATATGTGCGAAGTACGCACTTGATGCTCTGCGGCATCACTCACAGCGGAAACAGCGGTCGCCTGACTGTTTTGGGCGACCGCTGCTCTTTCTATGGGCTTGCCAGCGATTTGGAGGCTGCGAGGAATGGTCCCTGCCTCGAAAGAAGGTGTGACCGTGGCTGACAAAGAATATCTCCTCGGAAACAAGGCACGGGAGCTGCTGAAATACACGAACCAAGCGACGAAAACGGTGGCCGAGGATATTTCACGCAAAGACGTTCGGCAGATTTTCCAGAAGATAGCCGCGCTTGACGACATCCGGGACGTCCAGAAGGTCTGCTCTGAGTCCATCGCATATCTCGACCGAACGCACCGGGAGGGCTTCACAAAGGCGCTCTACCGCTGCTACGGCGAAGATATGCGTCTGATTGCCAAGAGCATCGTTCGGGACATTCACGCGGCCAACGGAAAGATGTTCCAGACTGAGTACGAGGAACGCCTGCGGCTGCTTGGCGTAGTCCTCGACGAATGCTCTTGGCTGAATGAGAATATCCAGCTCGTTCTGAACGACGGAGTTATTTCCATAAGCAAAAGTGCCGTCTGGACCCGGAAGGTTCAGGACGTAAAGAATATGGTTCTGTCGTGGAAGCAGAAGGACACCGCCCGCGCTGAAAAGCTCCGGGAGCAGGCCCGTCAGGCAGAACTCAAGCAGCAGGCGGCGATGGTAAAGGCTATCGTCCGCGAACTCCTGAAAGAACAGGAAAAATCAAGGTATCCTGCGGGTTCTCCGCTTGATATAGGGTGCGACTCGAATCGGCCACCAACTGGTGGCTCCGCTCTCCGAACTGCAACAACTTCAACAACGCCCTGTACGTCAACTCCAATGGCGACTGGAACAACAACAACTGCTCCAACTCGTACGGCATCCGCCCCGCTCTGATGGAAAAGCGAGATGAGTAACCCGGCAACGGGCGAAAACAGTGCACCCATCATCAAAGGGAGTCGCATCCTGTCGGAAGCCTTTATGGCGGACGATAAACACATCATACCGAGGCAGGCCGTCCTCTGCGGGCGCAGCCTGCTGCCGCGAGGAAGCGGACCGGTATTAGACGAACACCCGGCTGGGAGCTTCCTCTACCACCTCAGCCGGGGGAAGAAAACAAGTGTGAAGACACATGACATATCAGGAAATGTGCGAGTTCCAGACCCTCTATGAGGCATATCTGGAAGCGCGAAAGGGTAAGAGGAGCAAGCCGGGAACGGCTCAATATGAGGCCAACGCTCTGATCTGCACCGATAAGCTGTCATACGTTCTGAACCAAAAGACCTACAAGCCCAGCGGCTTCGAGGTCTTTTATGTTTATGAGCCGAAGAAACGGCTTGTGCAGGCTCCCGCTTTTGTGGACAAGGTAGTCCTCCATGCACTGACGGACAATGTTTTGTACGACACGATCTGCACCAGCTTCATCCGTGACAACCACGCTTCGCAGCGCGGAAAGGGGACACTGGATGCCATCGTGCGCCTGAAGGACCACATGGTCGATTACTACCGCAAGAACGGCAGCGCGGACGGATGGGTGCTGAAGTGCGATGTTCACCATTTCTTCGCCTCCATCGACCATGACATCCTGAAAGCAAAACTGCGGGCCTTGATGCAGAAGCGCGGCGTAGATATGGCGTTCTATGACCTCATGTGCATCTACATTGACAAGACCGACGGCCTGCCCCTTGGGTATCAGACCAGCCAACTGCTCGCCCTGATGTTCCTTGACGAGTTCGACCATTACATCAAGGAAGACCGGGGATGCCGCTATTACGGACGATACATGGACGATTTCTACGTCATCGCCCGGACAAAGCGGGAACTTCAGTTTCTTTTGAAGGACATTGAGCGTTGGATGAGCGACCTCCACCTCGAACTCAATTCTAAGACAGCAATTTTCCCCTTGAAAAACGGGCTGGATTTTCTGGGCTTCCATAGCTACCTGACGGAAAGCGGAGCCTGCGTCCAGAAGCTCCGCCGCTCGGAGATTCAGCGCATCCAGACCCGCGTCAAATACTGGGAAAAAGCCTACCCGGCAGGGGAAGTGACCAGAGAAGCTGTTATCACCAGCTTCGTAGCGTGGGATGCCTTTGCATCCTACGGTGACACCTACGCATTACGGCTGAAATACGCCAAGAAGGTCTCGGTAATCATCGGCGTGGACGTAAAGCCTCGGAGGAAAATCAACTCCACGAGGAGCGTCCGTGCCTTGCGCCGGGTAAAGCAGGAACAGAACATTCGCCGGAAAAGAGGTGACATTACGCCCCGCAAAGATCTGTTCCAGCCCGAACCGCGTCCCGACAGCATTCCGCCGTGGATGTAATACACAACAGGAGGTTCTTTTTTATGGCTTATGTGACCTTGAGTTCCAAAGCAATCGGCAGCACCATCAAGCTGAAAGTAAATGGTTCTGCCAAAGATTTCATCGTCGTCCATCAGGGCAAGCCGTCCAGCGTCTATGACGATAGCTGCAACGGTACTTGGCTGCTGATGAAGGACATCTATGAAAACCGTGCATGGCACAGCTCGAACACCAACGATTATGCCAACAGCACCATCCATTCCTACCTGAACAGCACGTTCCTGAACCTGTTCGAGTCGAACATCAAGAACGCCATCAAGCAGGTAAAGCTCCCGTACCGCAAAGGCAGCGGCACGTCTACGACCGTCACCAGCGGCTCGAACGGCCTGTCTGCGAAGATTTTCCTGCTCAGTGCAACCGAAACGAGCTTCAACTTCTCCACTATGCCGAGCGGCGAGGGCGCAGAACTGGCCTATTTCAAGGGCTGCGCGGACAACAGCTCGGATTCTAAGCGTGTCGCATATCTCAACGGCTCGGCCACCAACTGGTGGCTCCGCTCTCCGTACTGCGGCTACTCCTACGGCGCCCTGTACGTCAACGCCAATGGCGACTGGAACAGCAGCCGCTGCTCCAGCTCGTACGGCATCCGCCCCGCTTTGGTTTTGCCCTCTACTCTCTTGGTGTCTGACGATGGCACGGTCTCGACTAATACCGCGCCCTCGACTCCGGGGAGCATTTCCGTCCCTTCGTCCATCATGGGCGGCACGAACATCTCGATCTCGTGGGCAAAAAGCTCTGATGCTGAGAGCAATCTCGCCGGCTACAAGGTAGAGCGTTCGACCAACGGCGGCAGTTCGTGGAGTCAGATTTATCAGGGTACGGCCACCAGCACCACGAACAACGTCGCCTTCGGCACCACGTCCGTGATGTACCGCGTCAAGGCATACGACACCGAGGGTCTGGAGTCTGGCTGGCGCACCAGTTCGCAGGTAACGGTGGTCAACAACAACGCCCCGTCTGCGCCGCCGTCCATCGCGGTGCCGAATGATGTCAAGGGCGGCAGCACACTGGTGATCTCGTGGACTGCGGCCAGTGACAGCGATGGCAACCTGAGCGGCTACATTCTGGAGCGCAGCACCGATGGTGGCTCCTCCTACACGCAGGTGTACAAGGGCAATGCGCTGACCTACACCGACACCATCACCAAGGGCTGGTCCACCGTGATGTACCGTGTCAAGGCGTATGACAGCTATAACGCTCAGTCCGGCTACACCACGTCCACCAAGCGCACGGTCGATAACAACACCGCGCCGACCATCACGACCTCCAGCGCAGCCAACCTCGGCACCAAGTCCAGCGGCTTCACCATCTCGTACTCCGTGGATGATAAGGACGCAGGGGACACCCTGACCGTCACCGAAAAGCTGGACGGCACGACCAAGCGAACCTACACCGCGACCCGCAAGACCACCAACAGCTTCGCCGTCACCGGTGAATATTTCCAGAAAATTACGAACGGCAGTCACACCATGACCGTTACCGTGACCGATGGCAAGGCCACCGTCACCAAGACGTTCACCTTTACGAAGGCCGTCACCGCCGCCAGCATCACGCTGGCGAAGCCGATGGAGGCGGATGCCCAGATCACGCTCTGCGCCATCACCGTAGGCGGTCTGATTCCAGCTGACGCTGTGTTCAAGGTGGAGGTCACGAACAACGGCAAGGATAGTTCGCCGGTATGGGAGGACGCCACCACCGAGGCCCGGAATGGCCGGAACCATTTGTTCACGAACCAGACTGCGGCCAACGGCTTCGCATTCAATTTCCGTGTCACCGCAGAGCGCGGTGCAAGCGGCGAGAGCGGCTATATCGCTTCGATTCAGGGAGGTTTCCAGTAATGGGTTTGAACAGAGTAAGAGTCGATTCTGTAGCTAAATTGCAGAAGAAGAAAACGATGGCGGAATTGCAGGAGGAGAATGAAGCCCTGAAAACCAAGGTTTCTTCTCTGGAAACCAACCTCGATAATACCCAGATGGCGCTGTGCGACGTGTACGAACAGCTCATCGCGGTCACATCCGCCGCAGATAAGGAGGCATAATCACGGCAGAAGTCTATGCAAACCTCATTCGCCGGGGGCGGAAAACCATCGAGCAGGTGCCTGAGCACCTGCGGGAAGAAGTCAAGGCCATTCTCGCGGCGGACGGCAACGCATGAGCCGCCTGCGGGAATTTGCCTTAAAAATATTACTGAGAAAGGAGAAAGGCATCATGGCAGTCATCTAGGCAACCCTCATTGTGAAGGGCAAGAAGACCCTCGATCAGGTTCCGGCGCTGATTCGGAAGCAGGTTGAGGAAATCCTGAAGGACCTCGAAGTCGAGGTCGAGTAATCGCGCAGGGGAGTCGGGAGAACCGGCTCCCCTCATTTTTTGTATGACGAAGGAGAGGAGGTTCAGATGGACCAGCCTATTACGCGAGCCGAGCATGAGGAGTTCAAGCGTCGGCTCGAAGAGGAAAATGCCCGTCAGGACAGACGAATCGCCTTGCTGGAGGAAAGCGTAAGCAAAATGGGCGCACTGTCCACTTCGGTCGAGAAGCTGGCCCTGAGTATGGAGAGCATGGTCAGGGAGCAGGAAAAGCAGGGAAAACGGCTGGAAACTCTGGAGAGCCGCGATGGAGAGCTGTGGCGTAAGGCCGTCGGCTATGCAGTAACGGCCATCATCGGTGCTTTTCTCGGCTATGTGTTCACCCAAATCGGTTTTTAGGAGGTGTGCAAGTTGAGCATCATTACGTTCCAGCGCGGGGATAAGACCGCGCTCGCCAAGAACTTTACTAAGTCCGAGTTCGAGTGTCCCTGCGGCTGCGGACAGCAGTCGGTTGACACGGAGCTGGCCGAAAAGCTCCAGCTCATCCGGGACAAGGTAGACCGCCCGCTGAAGATCACGTCCGGCTACCGCTGCATCACGCACAATGCGGCTGTGGGCGGAAGCCAGAACTCCAAGCACCGCTATGGCATGGCGGCGGACTGGAGGACGGAGAACCGCGGCATCAACCCGGTGGCACTGGGCATCCTTGCTCAGGCCGTGGGGTTCGGCGGCATCGGTATCTACTGGCACAGCCGTGGGGCCTTTGTCCACGCCGACACCCGTAGCACGAAAGCAACGTGGCTCTGCACCACGCCGGGAAAGTACCCCAGCACGACCTACAACAAGTTCGTGCTTCCCACCATCCGACGGGGCTGCACCGGGCCTGCAAACCGCAGTGCCACCATTATGCTTCAGAAGCTCCTGAAGCTGAAGGCTGATGGCCTGTTCGGCGAGGCCACCGAAAACGCCCTGATGAGGGCGCAGGAGGCGCATGGCCTGACCGTGGACGGAATCTGCGGCCCTGCATCGTGGAAGGCGCTGTCTGGCGCTGATAAGTACCTGTGAGAGGAGATAGGCTCTATGACGAATAGCAAAGTGTCCATCGCTACGCTGGCCCGCACGGCCGCTCTGGCGTTCGCTCTGGCGAATCAGGTTTCGAGCGCAGCCGGGAAGCCCCTGCTGCCCATCGAAAGTTCGGAGGTGGAACAGTTCGTGACCACCGGCCTGACCATTGCCACCAGCGTCGCTGCGTGGTGGAAGAACAACAGCTTTACCGCTGCCGCCATCGAAGGTGATAAGCGGATGAACAGCCTGAAGAATCAGGTTCACTGAATGAAAGGAGTAACCGAATATGAATGAGTTTACGAGAAGCCTGCTGTACGTCGCCCTGCTGATCTGCATCCCCATCGTGACCGCCTGCATCCAGAAAGGCATTGCCGTGTTCATCGAGTTCATCGCGGCAAAGACCAACGACATCAAGGTGCAGCGCCTCGTCCGCGAAATCGGCAGTGCGGTGTCCAATGCCGTGGCCGCGATGAACCAGACCTACGTCAACGATTTGAAGACTGCCGGGACGTTCAAGGAGGCCGAACAGAAAGAAGCACTTATGAAGGCCGTGTCTGCCGCGCTGAAAAGCATGAGCAGCGATGCGCAGGACTACATCAAGAGCAACTTCGGCGATACGACCCAGTACCTCGAAAATCGTATTGAGGCTCAGATCGACGCCAACCACGTCGCCGCCAAGCAGGCCGCTGCCCAGAATACGCTGAATCTGGGCTGAGTCAGCGCAAAGTCAGCGTAAAATGATAATCCCCCTGTACCATGACCCGTAAAAAGGCTGGTGCAGGGGGATTTTTTTGTTTGCACGGAAATTCCGATGGAACAACGTCGCTAGAAAAATCAATTCTCAAAATAGCCAAATTTTGTTATGCACTTTTGACAAATCCTTCCCAGAGGGCTCCAGACGTTTCCCAATACACTTTTACCCGTAACCAAAATGCAAATTCAGAGGTTTTCCAGAGGCCACCAGCGGCTTGGCATCAAATAGCCAGTGGATATAAAAAATATTTTGAAAAAATTAAAAAACAGATTGACTTACCAGTTGGGTAAGTTATAATGATACTAAGATAAATTACCAAAAAGGTAAGTTATCTACAATTACCAGCATCCGGCTGGTAAGTTGGAAGCACGAGCAGGAGGTGTAACAAAATGAAAGGCGAGTGCAGCATGACCGCTTTGGAAGCCAGCCGCTTGATCGACTGGCTGAAGGCTCACGGCCACACGGACGAGGAAGCGACGCAGTGCATTAAGTGCATTGCCGGAGTCCTCGCCCCTGCAACCGGCGAGCCTAAGAAACAGTAAAGGCTAGGTTCCCCCACACAGTTTGCGACACTGCGGGAACCTAGCCAGACGGAACGGGATGGGACCTGCCCCATCTCGTTTCCATCTTATCAGGAGGGCAGGAGAAAGTCAAGAGGTTGAAAGATATGTATGATCTGCGTGAACACAAGGAACTGATTAGCCAGTTGGTTTCCGAGGCCAACCAGAACGACGAAAACTGGCGCTGGTCGGTCAAGTCCGTGGGCAAGGAAAAGGCCCGTATCTTCTGGGAGTATCTGGAGTATTGCGGCCAGAAGGAGCCGTACTTCAGCATCGTGCTAGAGAACACCGGCGATGGCTGCTGGATTACGGCAAAGAACGAGCATGGCGAGACCATGAACTCCGAGATCGTGGAGGACAAGGAGCTGCCGTACCTGAACACCCCGCTGGCCGAGGCCATTACGCTGATGGTCCACGCCATCAGGAACACCGCTCATGCCTGCTACTGAGAGCATCGTCCGCCGGTACGCAGCGGCCATCGGCTTTGCGGTAGTCGGCGAGCTGACCCGCAAGCCAGAGTGGGACGGCATAGCCAGCGGCCCGGAAATTGGGCTGTCTGGCTATTGCCGGGTCTGGGTGGATGAGGGCGGCAACGCCTACTACGTTCACGGTAAGGAATGCGCCATCATTGACCCGGAAGGCATGGTCTACTGAACGCCGGTAAACTCCCAGATGTACTCCGTAAATTTTTTCGATAAATCTTCATTTTTTGTTTGACATCAGTGGTGGGTAAGTTAGAATGAAGATACAGAAAAACATACCAAAACGGTAAGATTATGGAGGAACAGAATATGAAGAACGAGTACATCGTAGCGATTGACTACAGAGCGAATTACAAGCCGCTGACCATTGATTACAAGATGCTGAAGGCAGAGAATCTGCTGGATGCCATGAACGAGGCCGAGCAGTACATGGACAAAGAAACGGTCTACCTTCTCAAGATCATGAAGCGCAGCGGGGCAGCTCACAAAGTCAAGGGCGTGGATGCACGAGAAGCCACCTACACCGACGTTCTCACCAACCGGGGCAATGGCTGGCACAGCACCGATGTAGCTCACTGCGAGCAGCCTTGGATGAGCCAGATGTGGATGTACAGCAACGGTTTTGTTGACCTCTACTACTGCGAGGAAGTCCGACCCGCCTGTACGACATCCTGATGAAGTGAGGAGGTGTAAACGATGCGTTACCAGATTGTTTACTGTAAGCGGGGCTGGCCGCTCACCACATGGGCCGACAACGCGGACAGGGCACGGAAACTGGCCGAACAGCTCCGCAGCACTGGTTATTCCGTCGATGTGTGGCAACACACCAAAGACGGAGCACAAAAAACCGACATTTAACCCGCCTGATGATGGCCGCTGGCACCGGCCGAAACGCCCTGCTGGGCGTCGCGGGAGCCACCCGCAGATACATGATATTTTGGAGGTTTTAGCTATGGAAAACAAGAACATGACCGCTGCTCGTGAGTGGGAGAACGACCCGAACTGCTTCCTGCGGATGCTGAACAGCCCCGCACAGCAGCGGAGCCGCGCAGCACGCCGCCAGAAGGATGCCTACCGGGAGCGTTTCAACAACGTGCTGAACGCCGTTGCCATCGGCGCAGCAGCCTTTGCCGTCACCCTGCTCGTTATCTGCTTCGTTCTCTGATGGAGGTATCAGCTATGGATAACCAGAACATGACCTATCCCGAACTGCGGGACCTGTTCGTTGAGCGCAACAAGACCCAGCTTGCAAAGCCGGTGAGCGCCTGCATCGTATTTGCTGAGAGCAACTGGCCTGACCGGCATTACCCGCTGCGCAGCCGCACCTATGAGGTCAGCAGCGACAACAAGGCTTTCCGGTCGAGCTGCTGCTCCACAAGCCTGTTCGGTTCCTGCTTGGATGGCACCGACCAGATGGTTCGCCTCGACTGGTACATGAAGGACTTTGGCAACAAGGGCGGCTGGGTCGTTGACCACTGCTACCTGAAGGAGAACAGCGATGAATCCGATGTATGATTGCTCCGGCCGGCTTGACCGGTTCGGCGGAGTAACGGAGCCGCCTGATGATTACTATTTCTCGTACAGAGAGTCTGATGATTCCTGCAACGAACAAGTGGAGGAGGACTGTGACAATGAATAACTCGCGGCGCAAGCGTATCAGCAAGATTGCAGATGCCCTGAATGAGCTGAAGGGCCAGATCGATGAGCTTTACGAGGAGGAGCAGGAAGCCTTCGAGAACATCCCTGAGAGCTTGCAGGGGACTGAGCGGTATGAGGTTGCAGAAAATGCGGTCGATATGCTCGAATCTGCATCCTCCGGCCTCGAAGATGTCATCTCGTTCCTCGGAGACGCGGAGGGCTGATTTATGGGACGTGGCAATGTTTATGTGACCGGCTCGTATGAGGGTCTGTTCTACATCGACAACGATGATCTGCAGGTCTGGCGTAAGGACGGCCCTGACGGAAAGGAGCCTGAAATTCGGATGATGGCAGACATCAGCCTTGATGAACTTGTTGCCGATGACTGGTACGTTGATGAAATCGAGAGCAGCTACAAGGAGGAAGACGTTCTCAGATGCTTCTGCGCCGAACTGCGGAAGCTCTGCCCCAGCTTCCAGCCTGCGGCCAACTCGAACGTCTGGCTCGGCAATGAGCGCCGGGTCATCCTCGAAAATGAGCTGTTTTACATCTGTGTGGAGGACAACGAGTGGTCGCTGGCCGTCGAGCTTATTCAGAAAGACGGCTACTCCGACTGTCAGAGCGCATGGCTGGCCGGTCTTCAGAAGCGGCGCTACCGGGGATACCTTGATGACATGAAAAAGGCTCTGCTGGCCCGCCTGCCCAGCATTGGCGTTCGCACCGGGCCGTGGACTCACGGAACTATCACCAGAGAGGAGGCTGGCGTATGCTGAGTGACATGATTGATGATCTCGTCCGGGCCGACTGCCCGCAGGAAAAGGAAGCAGCTTACCGGCAGCTCGAAAAGCTCGGCGTTGACCGCATTACCGCTGATGTCATCGCCGATGAGCGCCGAAAGGAGGCACACCTGTGAGCCGCTATATTCCCCCTGAGGAGATGACTGAAGCTCAGATCAGAGAGCAGTTGGACGCTGAGTATAAGCACTGGGATGACCTGAAGAAGAACGGCTGTTCTGACCCTGCATGGCCGGATGGTGTGAATCTGAACCTTGTTCGGAACCACATCATCTACTGGTATCGGCTCCTGCGGGAACGTACCAGCCAGACCGTGCAGCTCTCGATGTTCGACACTGGTATGGATTTGAGGAACGAGCGGCCGTTGCCGCCGGAAGTCCCGGACAGGTACATGGTTCCGACCGGGAAGTACCCAGACCGTCTGAACGGCAAGTGGGATGGCCTGATTTTTGACCCGAAAATTTGACGAATGGAGGACAATATGACGAACGAAAAATGTTTTGAGGTTCATGCCGAGCTGGTCGTTCGGCCGACCGGTCAGGATGTCGATGACATTATGGTTTCTGCACTGGAAGGTGGCATCTGCTACTGGTGCGACCGTGTGACGGTCGAGGGCCAGTATCTTGGCAAGTATGCCAGCGAGCAGATTTCTCGCGGTGGAACGCTGAAGGTTCATGTGACGGAACCGTTTGACGAGCAGGACACCGAGTGGTACGAGCTGGACATCGAAAAGTTCATACAGGGATTCCGGCTCTGGCTGGAGAACGGCGGGGACTGCTACGGAGCTGTGAGCGGCGACGGCAAGGTGGACTGCGGCGAGATTGACGCGGGATGTGCCGACGCGATAATCCAGTACGCCCTGTTCGGCGATTTGGTATTCGGCTGAGGGGAGGCAAAATGATGATGGCATGGTTGATCGTGGTAGATCAGTGGCTCGAAACGGCCACGGACATCCTCTGCGCTGCTTTTTGGGCAATCGTCGGGGCGATGGCTGTTGTGGGCTTGGCGAGGCTCTTTCTGGGGAGGCGTTGGTAATGAGAACATTGAGAGAGCGCGATGCGCTGCTTGAAGAATTGTGGAAGCAGTTCGGGGATGTCCCTATGGACCCCTCCACCGAAACGATGGAGGCCCCGTTTCTGGATTTCCCGGCAGGAACCAGCCGCGTTGACATCTGGCGCTGGTTTGATGAACGGCATAGCAAGGGCATTGCCTACTTGATTTACAACGAGGATGCCTCTAACGCGGCAAGCATCACGAGCCTGCTGCACTGCCAGAAGCTCTGCACTGAATGCTGTTCTGAAACCTGCGTGTTCAACCCGCAGGGCATCTGCATGGCCCCGTTCCTGACTGGGAAGAAGCCGGGCATCCATGATGATGGCTGCACCGATTACTGCCCGAAGCCGCTGGATGGCTGTGAGCTGGTTCGCTCCTACTCCGAGCATGAGCTTCGGAGCTATGAGGAGGACGTGCGGGAATATATCTCACAGTTCACCGATGAGGAGCTTATGGAAGTCTATGAGCTTGACCGCACGACGCTCAATGCGCTCGCCCCGCGTGCAGCGGTCTTGATGCGGAAGTACATTGATAATGACGATAGCTGGACGTACCACCGCGATTATGCAATCTCGGAGGTCGTCAGCGAGTATAAGGAGGACAAAGACAATGGCTGAGAAAATGATGCCCTATGCGCTGCGGATGACGCTGGCAGTGCTTGCAAACAAGCCGGATGATGCCCGCAGCATTTCTGCCGAGTGCGTCACCGCGATGACCAAAGAGCTGATGGGCGTTGTAAGCCGGTATGACCTGATGGACTTCCCGTTCATGGTTGCTGCCCTGCGGCTCACCGCAACCTCGCTGGAGTCCCTGCTGGATGAGCATGGAAAGGGGATTGCCGATAACATCGTCGCCAACACCACCTGCATCACCATTGATGCTTCCGAGCTGAAGCGTCAGGCAAAGGAGGAGTAAGAATATGGAAATCAAGCGCGGCGACATTTGGTATGTGAGCAAGGACAACTACACCGGCTGTGAGCAGGCGGCGGGACGCCCGGCAATCATCGTCTCCAACGAGAAGAACAACGCCTGTGCAGAGACGGTAGAGGTCGTATACCTGACCACCCAACCGAAGAAAGACCTGCCGACGCACGTTCTCATCCGCAGCTCTGAACGTGAAAGCACTGCCCTCTGTGAGCAGATTACGACCGTATCGGTTGACCGCCTGCTGGGCTACAAGGGCCACCTGACCCCGGCAGAGATGACCAACGTGGAGGTTGCAATGCTGATCTCGCTGGAGCTGGAAGTTGGAAAGCCCGTAGAGAAAATCGTGGAGGTCACGAAAGAAGTTCCGGTCATCCGGGATGTCAAGGTATCTACGCCTGCGTCAAATCCGAACATGGCTGCGGAGCTGGCCGCAGCGAAAGCCAAGTGCGAAATGCTCCAGACCATGTACGAGAGCCTGCTGAATCGGGTTCTGGCTGGAAAGGCAGGCTGATGGTATGCGAGCATCTGATATGGTACGCGCAGCCCTTGCTGGAGCAGGGAAGACCCAGAAAGAGTTGGCCGAACACATGGGCTGGACCCCGCAGAACCTCAGCGGGCGGCTGAAGAACAACTCGCTCACCTTCGATGAGCTGTCAAAGGCTCTGCATTTTGCTGGTTATGAGGTCTCCATGAGTGATGCCAACGGTGCGGGCCTCCCGGAGCTTGGCAACAGCACCAGCCCCGCCGTAGCGCAGACCGTAGACGGCGTTCGATATGACACCCGGAAGGCAGAATCGCTCTGCTCGAACAAGGCCGTGATGTTCGAGGACTTCTATGTAGAGCTGTTCGAGGATGCCGCCGGGAACTACTTCACCGTCCTCTACCAGCTTTCTGGATGCCAGCATCATACCATCACCCCGGTAAGCGCCCGTGCTGCCCAGCAGTTCTTAGAGAGGTTCGGGAGCAGAGCATAACTGCTGGCTAAAGTTCCTTCGGTATACGGTAAATTTTTTTGTGAAATCTTCAGTATAAGTTTGACTTACCAGACCGGTAAGTTAGAATGAAGATACAGAAAACAACTTACCAAAACACGGAGGATTTAGAAATGCTGAAGGTGAAAGAATACAGCAGCTTCGAGGCTTTCGAGCAGGACGAACACCGGCAGGACGTCGATCTGGTTGCCATCGTGAACAAGCCGAACGGCATGGTTTGCGCTGACCTCATCACCGACTGCAAGATGTGGCAGACCGCGGTCAACCGCTTCTTCAAGGCTCTGGCCGGGGATGAGCGCTTTGATGGCTGGCAGGAGACCATCACGGAGTGCATCAAGGAAGGCTTCTGGCAGGACAAGGCGCTGACCGATGGCAAGTACACCGGCGGTTACTTCTGGGAGGTTGAAGATCTCGATGGCCGGTTCTACATCTGCCTGAATGTTGTCGGAAAGGAGGTTGCCTGATATGACGGTTCTGGACCACATGAAAGCCGCCGGGTATGACCCGAATGCAGCACGCAACGCGGATGATCTGCGGCGCATGGGGGCTGGTACGATGGAATGCGAGAGCATCCAGCTCCGCACGTTCCGCTGCCGCCCCTACCAGTACGAGGGCGAGATGTTGGCCGTAGAGGCCACCGCAATGGTTCCCTTTACGGATGGTACGCAGCGGCCCTACCCGGACGGATGGCCGAGCAGCATCAAGGCAAGCGCAATGGCTTTTTTCAGGATTAAGGAGGATGAGTGATATGGCAAAGCAGATGATGAAGCTCACCGTTGAGGAAGTCCGGGCGAACATCCCGTACGACCTCATCTGCATGGTTCGCTACGGCTGCACTTGGAGCAGCGGTCGCCGCCGCAGGGCATGGCTGGCCGACTTCAGCGAATCGGAGCGGGAGGCCGCAGGGCGGCTGTTCCGCATGGCTCACAACTGGACGGTCGGCCGGGGCGTTCCCGATACCGTGCAGATGAGCCGGAAGACGTTCCACCTGTGGCAGAAGCTCGGCGACTTCTGCGCGTCCATCTGAAAGGGGAAGCATCCTCATGGAGAACGACGCTACTAAAACCATTCTTCCATCGAAGGAAGCACTCAACGAGCTCTTGAAGGCACACAAGTACAAGTCTTTCCCGACTGCCGTTGAGGCGGCACGGAACGGCAAGAAACTTGTCTTCATCTTTCTCGACTGGGAAGCTTACGGCGACCGCAGCTACTACTACTGCAAGGAAGATGATACCGTTTACTCCGACTACCTCAGTATCGGAGATTAAGGAGGAATTTGCTATGACCGTTGAGTATCGCACCATCCGTGATGCTGCTGAAGCGTGGGTCCGCGAAATGAATGCCATCCCGCAGGGGATGATTGAGAAGCTGATGGGCATGAACCCCGATGACTGGACCGAAATCACCAAGCCTGCTGCCGGTGACACCGTATACGTTTATGATCTGCCCGATGAGGTTGACAGCCTTGAGCATTGCGGCACCATCAAGAGCTATAACGAGGAGAGCGACCTGTACTGCATTGAACTGTATGATGGCAAGCTCGTTTCCGCCGAGGAAGATGACTTTGACGTTGAACGGGACGACGTTCTTCCGATGTGGGGAACGATGTGGTCGTTCGGCGATAATGTTGATGACTGGTGGCTGGAGAAGAATGGCGGGCTTCAGGCGATGTCCAACTGCGGGTTCCGCATCTATGAGTCCGAGGAGTTCGGCTACTTCTTCGGCATCGACGGAGCCGGATACGATTTTTACGAATCGCACTGGGAACCGCTCTATAAGGCTCGCGGTCTCCAGTGGCATGACCCGATGGCCGAGGAGGAACGCCAGATGCTCCACAAGGGCTATACCAAGCGGTCGCTCGGCAACAAGTGGGTCTGGTGTGACAAGAACGGCGCGGCGGTCAAGGAGGTGGGTTTCAGTGTACAAAATCAGAGGTAAATATCCCGGCCAGCCGTGGGAGGACATCGACGAGTTTGACACTCGGCCCGAAGCTCTGAAGATGCTTGCCGAGTACCGCATGGCCTATGGGCCGGGATGGCGGTTCACCATCAAAAAGGCGGTGGCAAAATGAGCAGATATGAGCAGCTTTCCATGTTCACCATGAACGTGGAGCAGGTAACCGCCACCTGCTGTATGGATGGATGCCCGGCACGGGCCAGTCCGGTGGAGCCGTGGATGGCGGCGCTCATCCCAGCCGGAGAATATGTGGTGCAGATTGCTGGGCATCCGCTGGTTCTGCGGCCTATGCCCGGCAGACAGGCCGACATCCAGCGTGGGCATGAATACTACCACTACATGATCGGCGGGCGGCTTTATGCCGGCACATTCGTTGGGAGGGATTCTGGATGATGGACAAGATTGTGGTCACAGCGGCGGACATCGAAAAGCTCCTTGCATGGCGGGATGAGCACAACGATCTGGTTCGTTCGATGCCGGTTCCCCTGCGAGAAGTGGAAATCCAGATTGTCGAGAGTGGCATCTCCATCAAGTGCTTCCGCTCTGACAAGAAGCTGAAGCTCTACCTTGACAGCCCGACCCGGAATCTCGGTCACGTTGTCTTCGCTCCACTGGGCAACGGCTTGTGGAAGAAGAAAGTGAGTACGCTCCCTGCGGACTGCAACCCCGCCGAAACCGAACAGGGCGCTTTGACCGTGTACGGCTCCTTGATGGCGCTGATGACGTATGGAACGGGCAGCATCCGTGGCGCAGCCACCACCACATTGAAGGCTCCTGCTGGACGCAAAAGCCCTACAAAGCCGCACACCGCCAGCACCACATACATCATTCACTCGGCCGGAAAACAGCTTACAGTGGTTCCCAGAGGTCACCATGCAAGTCCGGCCTGTTCCTTTACCGTAAGAGGCCACTTCCGCCACTACAAAAGCGGCAAGACGGTCTGGATTGCGGAGTACCGCAAGGGGACTGGCCGCAGCCGGGGCAAGACCTACAAGATCGGAGGTGATCTTGG